GCTCCAGGCCGGACTGTCCTCACAGCCATCGCAATCTTCTAGACTTTTTTCAAACACAGAATTCCCATTTTCATCTTCGATCTGTATGTGTCCAGCGTTGCGGCTCACACCGTTGACGTGTGCCATGCTGTCGCATTCATACCATGATCCAGGAGTAAATGGCAACTGGTCTTCGTCCAAGTCCATTTCTTCACAGGCTTCATAATTCCAGGCAATGTCTACCAAGTCCACTTGATTTTCCATGCAGTAGTCCCAGCATTTGGGATCCACTGTGCCCATGACCTTTTCGCCACCATAGCCCCACATCGAAATCTTGTAGGTCCTGGGTGTGAATTTAAGTACCGCTACTAGTTCTTCTGCGGTGATTTCTTTATTTTCCATGTTAGTATTTGCTTTCATGAGTGTGTTTACGATAGTCTACATCCATACGACGCCAAGACTCTCCTCGGCCCTCCAAGATGTCGCAGATGCGATCAATGGTACCATTGGTCCAGTCGCTGATCCGCCCCATGCCAGGATGTGGGTGCCGCAATAAAGGAATCAACTTAGATAATGCATCATCCAGGCTCCAAGGTACATATAGTCTACTCGCATCGTTGGAGAAAGTTTCAGGAAAACTCCTATAAGCAGGATAAAGCACATTACAGCCAAGAGTGTCCGCTTCACTGACGGTATTCGAAACCCAATCTTGTAAAGCACAATTGAACAGAATACGGGTATCAGCGAGTAAATTATAGTAGTCATTTTTTTCTAGGTCTTCATAAATTGTTAATAGGCCACGAGATTGTAGATCTCGTGTACGCTTCATATAACTGTCATTGTTACTTTTTAGTTTACTGCCCGAAAATACACAAAATTCCACACCCATGTGCGGTGCACGGCGATGGAATTCTTCGATCAGGTCCATGTAAAAGTCTGGTTGTTTTTCTTGATCCCACCTTGCAGCAAAACCCACACGCATTTTGCGTTCCGCAAATGGTTTTAATTCTCCAGGCACCCGGGCACGCACTTCCTGTTTGCCAAAAGCCAGACCCGAGATGTTGTACACAGGAGCCTCCCAGCCAGCAATCTTCATGTGCATGACCATTTCTTCGTTTGATGCCAGTACTATGTCCGCAAACGAGTCCACCATCTTTTCATACAGGCCCATCCACTTTTGCATGCCCCAAACATGAACAAAATCATCGGGGTCAATACTTTGAGCAAGACAGCGAACGGCAATGCGAGGACGGTGAGCAGGATCGATTTGATCGAGAATATAAGGTAAGCTCTCGATACCGGGTTGAAACATGTCTTCAAAGTAGATAATATCTTCATTGGTTACGTCTCCTGCTTTCATTCGTTTAACGAGATTCATTAATTGGCTCATACCAAAATAGGTACGACCGTGTGCGTCTAACACTTGTCCTGTGACAATGGCCTGATCGTTACTGAGAGTTTCGCCAGGCACAATTTCATAGTTGATACCACGCTGTTCAAATACAGCACGATTCCACTCTTGTAGTTGTAAAGTGTAGCGTGCTTTATAGGGTTCTAGACCCATGTACCATAATTTACGCATACGCCATAACCTCACTGTGTTCTTGGTTTGTTGTAATCAAATTCACGCTTGCGTTTAGGAGTGCGCCATTGGTCCCAGGGTTCACGACCACGAACCATTTTTAGATATTCACCGTAGTGGCTGCGTTCGTTGTACAGATGTTTCTCATCGTAGGGATAACCGTAATCTCGACAAAAACGCTCATAGCGTTCTAGGTCTTCAAAGATAGCGACCACTTCGGGTTTGAAACGAAGATACTTCTTTAGCCATTCTTGGGCCATGTTACTACTCCTTAAATTACAATTGATTGGGAAGGGCGAGTGAGATTATAATGAATCAAGCAGCCATTCTCGCCGTCTTCGGCCACTTGAATTGAAACATTACGATTGGGGTAGCGTTCAGCTATTTGCACATATAGGTCGTCGGCAATCATTTCACATGATTTGAAGTCTAGTTCTAAAACGGAATTCTGACCATTATACAGCGACTCGAGCCATCGTTTGAATTGGATGAATTCGATGTCCCTGTCATTGTGGAACACATCGATTGACACCCGGAAATGAAATATATGCCTATGAGGACTGGCAAGAAACGATACATCATACTCTCCTGCTGTATTTAACCTAGGATCAGTTGCGGCTGCTGGATAGCAGTGGATACCTTCTCGACGGAATGTGACCCAGATACGGCGTTTAGCCGACCCCATGACACGCTCTACCTGACTACGTTGTTCTTGATTCATTTTACAATCTCATCTTGTGTGTATTGTGACCAATCCGTAAATACCTTACGGTCCCGTAACGCATGCAAACTGTGACACCAAACTCCAGGATTTGTGGCCCTGAAGTCCTTGTCGTCTAGTTTAATTGTAGCATTATATCCCAGCATTTGTACATAGGGCAATTTCACCGAAATCATGGGAATAAAGTTATTAAATTCTATCAAGGCACTCTCAACTAGACCTTCAACACAATCGACATCCAGATCCAAAGTACATAGATATCCGCGTTCTAGACAATCCTGTATCATTCTTTCCCAAGGACGCCAACCATCACCATCATTGACATCCAACCGAGGAAAACTTTGATTGGCACCGAAGTATATGTGTGAACACTTGTTGGTTGTGGCCAAATTTATTATATGTGTGGCATCATGTATACCTACCACAAACAGAGTTCGATGACCCAGTGCTGGGCTGTGTTCTACTTCGGTGCCCACAAAAAAATCCACTTGCTCATGTCCGGGACGATTCATATGATTATTAGATATTGTGTTTGTTCTTTATTATAGCAATTTGATCTTTTAATAGCAACCTTTGTTTTTTCAAAAGTTCCAAATAAGCATCCTCAAATACTCCGGTACTTTCCATGCCATCGATTTGTTTGTCTAGACGTTGATGTTCTTGTTCTAAATCGTGCAGATGATTACCCCAGTTACCCATTTTATTCTCCTAAGTGTTCAAGTTTGGTTTCGTCAAATTCAGGTTCGGCATCGGGTTCAACCACATGTTCATCTCCTTCGATCTCAAACAGTTGGTCAAACATGGCATTGCCATTCAAGGCCTTTTTGCCTTTGAATCCACGGGTACCTACAATTTCCATCCAGTAATTGCTGTACATGTCAATGATGTCCATGGCTGTCTGCTTGTCAGGTGCAGCAAATATGGCTTCTACCAGATCTTCAAAGTATTCGCCCCCGGGTCCTGAGCTACGCATCATGGCAGGATGAGCACCTGCATCAAATCTGCGATTGGCTTCTTGTACAGCAGTTAAATGCATCCAAACATTGTGGCCCATGAGCAAGGCATAACTGAAACTATCCCACGAAGTCTTGCCTTCCTTGCCATTCTTGTTTAGGTCACCGGGTTTGTAGTAACAGATATCTTTCATTTTGAGCATGTCGCTGATGGGACTGTTTTCCCAACGTGGGTAAATGCCATCTGCTACCACACCGTCAGACCACTTGCGTGTGTCTGTGGCATACTTTTTATCGTCTGCACTTGGGGCCATTCTATAACTCCACTTACCGTTGTCGGGAAACACATTTTCAAAGTAAACCTGCCCGTTGGCTGTGGCCAAGAATGGACTGGCACAATCAAACGAAATAGTAAAGGCCGGATTTACATACTTGCGAACATTGCGTTGAATCACAGTGAGTAGAACTGCCCACTCCAGTTTGCTTGTACCCAAGAAGTGCATCCAATCATGCACACCTTCCTGTAATAGGTTGTCATATCGCAAGGTCACAAGTCTACGCAAGATAAGGTGTACATCACACATGTTCTGTCCACCCATGGCCCAGCCGTTGAAGTGCGTGTCGGGATATTTTTGTGGATCACAGTACTCTTTCATTAGATCATACCAACGATCAGCATCCGGGTGATTGGCACCTTGCAGAACATTAAGGAATCGGGCGCCTCCATTGGCAACACCCCGGCGATGTTTCATGAAGTAGTCGTTGTTAAACTTGGTAGCATCCACCGCTTGTTCCAGCGTTCGAATGCCACACTTGTCACTGGCGTTTTTATCATGGATGACCCAGGTTGGAATATCAAGGATCATGCCGTAGTCAGCAATGCCGTCAAGCCAGGCCAAAACCTGTTCGCGTTTTTTCTGTGCCTTGGGACATCCTGAGTTTGCTTTCCAATCGCCTTCCCATAGGCCTTTGGCTATCTGGAATCCTCCAGAGTCGCCTAGGATTAGTGTGTTTGGGTCGCGATTGCGAACCATGTCTTCTGACCAGTCCTGCTTGGTGAGATCAAGGTTGGCGTGGCCACCGGAGTAAAGCGACCACTTATAAGGAAACAAGGCTTTCTGGTCATTGAGCCAGTTAAGTTGTTCCATATCTGTTATACCCTGTGGAAAACGACTAGGGTCTACATACGGCCCTGCCGCAGGGTCACGTTGTTTGCCTATGAACGTAGCATAGAACCCCGAGATAGCTGGAAGAAACACAGCATAGTCTGATTGTTTAGAGGTTAAGTTGTCTTGGCTCATAGTAAAATTGTGTTTGGTTAATAAAATCGTAGTCCTCTTGAAATCTAGCAACTACCTTAGCTTTTAATGTAAAATCTGCAAGCAGGCGTTTTTTTATAAAAGCACCAATAGTCCGTTGATCATAATGGTCCTCGGACACATTGGCATTCACTGATACAGACTGTATTTCTTGTCCACAGCACAGGCCAATGTTTTTAATCAGCATATGATCGATTTTAAAATAGGTAACAGGTACCTGTGGTATCATGGTCTGTAACTGTTTAACAAATCTAATCTGCGGTGTGGTATGATCATCAACGATCATGGTCTCAAACAACAGACGCTCACTTAGTTCATTGTAATCTTGTATAAAGTGATCACTGCCATAAGCTGGGCCCAAGATCCAACTGGATACATAAGTGGCTACACCTGATACCCAACGATCTGTAGGATCCTTGAGTACTACCAAGGCATGTTCGATTTTATCACTATCGTCGCCTAGAGTGTGATAATGCCAACCATTGGCTAGTAGTATGTTAGACAGGTACGTGCTGGCGTTTTTAGGAATGCCAAGATAAAAATGTCGTTTATCGGCACTACGTAATCCGCCATTTTCATGATAACCATGTCTAACTGCTTCACGCATTACTTGGTCTGTGCTGGTAAAATATAATGATAAACAGCCAATCCAGAGTCCACAGTAATCTCTGCCACACCATCATCTGAAATCTTGAATGTTTTGTCTCCGGGCAGACTTAGGATACTGTTGACCACGCCCACCGGCCAGTTCAACTGTTTGCTCAATGTGCCAGAGGTCTTTTCAAATGTAAAACTTCCTGCGTGGCTGGCTGCGTCACCAAAGAAAAACTTGAGTTCGCCGTTTTCGGTCTTGCTGCTGAATGTGGTAGCATCAGAGTGTGCCATGGCCTGGAACTTTAATTTTTGAATACTGGTCACAGATGGAACAACTTCTACCGACCATTTCACAGGTTTCATTTTGACGTTTTTTAACTGATCATTGATCACTGCGGTGCTCATAAAACGATAGTCGTTTTTAAAGTCGCCGCTTTTGTTTTCAAAATGCACACCAACCGGTACTTCTTCGCCACTGGCAGCATCCTTGTGTTTGTTTACTGAAATCTTTGCACCTTCCTTGTATTCAGGAATATTTAAAATAGTGTTCAAACGATCTAGATTTGGCATGCCAAACACGCCCTGAAATTCGGCAATGGGCGCCTTGAATTCTGCATTTAAGACCACGGTCTTGGTTGCCTGGTCAAAAGCATTGATGGCGGTGCTTGTGGCATCGCCGGTGACCTTGAGCATGCTGATAACCCCTAGGCCATAAGTGTGTTGTACAATATCTTTCAAATGATCAATCATAATTTTCTCCGTAATGTTAATAGTGTATAGAAGTATTTAGAAAAAGTCAAGTGCCAATTCTTTTTATTTCACCCAATACCTGATGAGCTTTGACTGTGGCCAATTTACCAGGTTTTTTAATCTCGATCCAACTCACAGCCGTTCCCTCATTTCGCGTGTCTTCGCTGTGTAAGATGTCAAAACCCAGACTTTCACACATGGGTATCAACATGCTTTTAGGCATGTAACTCATCCAATGGCCTTCGGCATATCCGGCCTGATCATAACGGTCACCGTTGTTGTAACTGAACATAAACACACCTCCTGGGCGTAGTAGTTCTTTAACAGATTTTAAATATTCCTTGATGGTATCTAAGCTACGATAATTCAAAAAGTTCCAACAAAATACAAAAGCAAACTGTGCCTGTGGCAATGCATCAAAGTTGACATCACGAACCAAGTATTCACGCAATCGTTGTTGATATTCTGGAGTAAACTGATTCAGTGTAGATTCCAAAAAATCTCTGTAGTAGTCAGTGATATACAACGGATCGGCTGCCACCATGCATTTGGTCCATTCTCCATCTCTGCAACCAATCTCCAAGGCTGGATAACGCCAATTAGTATGTAGTTGTATGCGATTAATAATCTTTTGTTTGAGAACATCACTCAAGATCATTACTCGAACTTTTCTTATATTAGCAACAGCTTCACTTTCTACCTGTAATTCTAGACTGTAGTTGTCGGTGTAGAATTTTTGTGATTCCTGCTGAATGTCTTGATTGATTTTTTCAATGATCAAGTCAAATCTGTCTTGGCAAAAATCTAAATCGGTATGTATTCTATTTAGATCCTTGTTTAGATTCAATACTGTTTCTCCAGCATCCGTTAGGGTCGTTTCTTGACCCACAGCAGTGATTTTAGTTTTTAACTCATCTACTAACCCAGCAATGACGTCAGTGCTGTAAACTGATTCCAATTGCTCACGAATTCTAACAAGTTCGGTTAACTTTTTCATGTTTACTCAAAACTAAATAGGTCGTCAAATGTGGTCTTGATATCTGTGCTTTCTGCAATGCGCCATTCTAGCACGCCCAACAAGTTTTCTACTTTTTGATCCACAATGGTCGATTCCATAGTTGAATCATCAAAAGGTAATTCTTTGAACCAAACAGGTATGTGTGTTTCGTCTGTGGGATATCCTACCGATGTCAATCCCAAGGGATTGTCTTTGAGTTTGCACACAATGGTTTTCATGCCATCCACAATGGCAGTGGAATAATTGTCACCATGCATACGCTTCAAGTTGTTCCAGTTCATGGCTGCTCGTACATGTCCAGGCATGTTGGCTTTGCCTAGTCTGGCTTCTTCGGCCGCATATTTGGTCAGGTTGTTTACACGTTTGGGTGTGCCTTTTTCCCAGGCTGGCCTGCCAGCAAATATAAGTTTAAACTCGCGAACCTTTTCGATCACACTTTCGCGTGTGGCACCAGTAAGTACATCCATGAGCAGTTCGCTCAAGAAGTCTTGTACCACTCGAGGAGTGTCTGATCTCTTCAAATCTAATCCCATGGCCTTCATCTTGCCCGGTTTGCCGTGTGTGTCTAGGCGCACACCTTCCATGTCGAAGATCAATACACCATAACGTTTCTTTTTAATAAATAGGCCTTTCGATGCAATCAATTCACGACCGGCCTGTATAATTGATCCCATGTCTCTGGGGCAGTGGCAAGCACGTTCCATGAATGCCGGGAATGACGCATTGACCGAATCGGCAATGGTATCGTACAGTTGTACACAGATTTCTCTGTTCCATTCCATCCCACCCTTGGCTACTTCCTCTTTGATTTGCGGCCAGGCTGAGAAATACACCGAGTCCGTGTCGCCGTAGATGATCGCTGACCCAACATGATCATAGGTGCCCGTGATAGCTTCATTGACGTGTGCGTCCATGTGCTTTGCAATGATCCGGCCCGTAAGCGTCGTAGATTGGCCAATCCTTTGATCAAAGAAGCGGCAACCCGGGTTGAGGATCGCACCGTAAAGTGAGTTGAGGTTGATCTTTTTAACCAGCTGGCGCTTGTCCCAGAATGCTTCATCTTCCTTAGATGTTGCGGCTTTCTTTTTAGCCTGCATTTCTTTTCGTTCGGCATACCATCTCTCCAATAAGCCAGGAATAATACCCTTGACATCAAATTTAAATATAGTACCATTGGCACTCAAAGTCCAAGGTTGATTGCTATCAAAGATCAGGCGCCATACATCTTTGGCGCTGAGCACATCCGATCCTCCGGCTTCCCAATCTATGGTAATCTCTGTGCCTATCTCTCCGTCCATGACTGCCTGATACTCCAAAGTACCAAACATATTTTCCCAGGCATCAGCAAAACTGCTGCCTGCACTTATTTTTTCCTTGATGTAGTGATCGGTCATGGTGGTACGCAGTTGCCCCACGATGGTCTCTGGTCCCATGTTGAGAGCACGGATGGCCGACGGATACAGACTGTTCAAGTCAATGGCACCAATGTACTCGTGCATGCCACGTTTGGGAAAAGCCACATAAGCACCTGCGGCCTGTGTGTCACCTTGATCATCTCGGCTGCGTCGATTTGGTACCACCAACCCACGGCTGTGTGCTTCGTTAATAATAGCTTGTTCTGTAACTGCCACAGCACCCATAGTGGTGGGTAACAGCACTGTGTTGTCGTGTGCCAGTTCATTGGCCAAGTCTAGAAATCTCAGTTTCTTGTCCAACTTGCTCAACAACATGGTGTCTTGTCGGTTGTAGTCAATAAACTTGGGAAAATCTTTGTTGTACAATTGATCCAATGTGCCTTCATAGGCAACCTTGCTACCAACATCTTCATACTCACCGATGGCATCTAGGCTATAACTGTGACGTTCTTCATAGGTGTATTTGCGATACAACTGCATATAGTCCATGTGTACACGGCCAATCAAGTCAAAGGTCAAGTTCTCTGCACCAAAGCGTTCAAATGTGCGTTGCTTGGGAAACTGTCCCCACAAGCACATTCTGCGTGTGTCATCTTTGCTGAGCACACGATTGATACGCATGATGGTGTAAGGAATATCAAAGCCCTCTGAGTTCCACCCTGACATGATGTCAGCATCTTCGATCAGGTCAAGAAAGGTGTTGAGCATGTCTTCCTCACGCTCGAACAAAAAGCAGTTGTCAAATGATGCACAGACTTCTTCGGCGGTCTGCCATGAATAACTCTTGGGAGGAACCACCAAGGTCACAAGTCGATCCATCCAGTCTAAGTAGACTGAAATGGCAGTGATGGGATTGAATGGGTCTTCGGGTTTGCTATAACCGCGATCGGGATCGAAGTCTACTTCGATGTCGAAAAATGCTGTGTGAAGTTTGGGAGAATCCACGCCCAGATAGTTTTCTTCCAGGCAACGGAATATGGGATTGATGTCTGACTCCCACAGGCGTTTGTTGGAATTGATGCGTTGTTCTTTGTGGAATTCTTTACCGTTTTTTGTGGAAAAACGATTTACAGGAGTGTCAAAGATAGTGCGAAACTTGCCACGGGGATCGTCATAGTAAAACACATAGTTGGCCGGATACTCGCGATATACACGTTCTCCGTTGACTCGTTCTACCACGTGTATGCGATCTTTATCGCGATCAAACAATGCATCAATATACGACATTTGCTCTCCTGTGTGCAACTTTGAGCTTGCACTTACTCTACATGCTGGTTAAGCCAGCGACTCTGTACATTATACTATCTTACTTATCTTTTAGCAAGAGCAATATCAAAAGAAATTGCCTGCCGTGTGCCCATAAAGTCACATTTTGGAACAGAATGCACCATGTCACTGGGCCAGATCAACAGCATGCCTGATTCAGGCACAATGGTTTGAATCTTCAACTGATCGTGAAATTGCAAGGCACCCGAACCTGCGGGCACATTGACATAATAGGTACCGCTGAGAATCGAGTCTGGGTGATTGTGCGTGGCATGACACAGATCAGCGGTCATGGCAAAAGGCCATATGCCAATCAGCACTGCACGTTGTTGAAAGTTATTGTGGTGTTGCCGAAGATATGTGTCAGCGTGGTTGGTGATAAAACGTATGAAAAAATATTCTGCAACTGAGTGACAAAACAGATCAATCTGTTCAAGATCACCGGTGTTTCTTAAAAACCTCAGTTCATTGGTCCAGTTTAAATCTGCTGTGCTGTCAAACCAGGATCTAGCATGATTGACAAACTCTTGATCCTGATATTCGTAAATGGTCTGGTCAAACACTTCACGCAACACAGATGACCTACACGCTGGTTTTGATGATGAACCTGATCAGGCCAATGGCGTCAATAAAGATAAGAAAAGCATAGTTGGCCAAGAGACCAAAGCTACCACGTGTCCAACAGGTCCAGGCTGCTGCTGTACAACCTGATATAAAAATACTGTACAATGGGATTACAGGAATATCTGGAACACTTACTGCAAATATAATGGCACTGATCACACTACAGGCCCAGGAGAACACTTCGGCACAGAAACGCAAAGGCCATTCTGTGTAGTCTTTTTTTATGTACTCCCAGGTAGCATAGATCCAGTCACCAAACTGAAACATTATAGAGTTTTGCCCACAGTGGTCAAGATGTCATTGAGCGTGTCATGATCTTCATTGGTTTCGCCCAGTTTAGATTTTTGTGCAATCTTGATGGCTTTTTTAAGAATAGCCGGTTTGACTTCTAGTTCTTCAGCAATGGCCTTGACTGTGTCATTGAGACCTGCATTGAGATCTTCGATTTCTGTTAATACAGCCATGCCTTCGTTGATGATTTGATTTAGTTTGGCCTTTTGCTCGGCGCTGAACATGCGTGATGCCATTTGAGTCTCCTGATTGAAAAATGTATTATACTTTACTTATTTTGAAAACGCAAGAGCTCTTTGGAAAGTTCTGGTATGTAATCTTCCAGTTTGTGTTTTCTTGATTGATCCAATCGCAGATTAAACTCTGCAAATCGTTCCAATTTTTCAAAATCACACACAGGATTGGTAACATAATGAGCCCATAATTGATCAACGATGCTTTTGGTTCCGCGAGAGTAATTCACATAAGCATTGGTTTTTTTGCATCGTTCTAGAGATTCCAGTGCCAATTTGGTGTTTGGATGATTGTATGCAGACTGTAAATCGTCTTTGAATGTGTTGAACTGCAACATGACTGGAACGCCGGGGAATTCTTGATCTTGAAATTCCATTAATTTATACAAGCTGGTTATGTTGTATATGGACACCACTGAAATGAAAGCCACATGATGACCTTGGTCCATCAAGGCATGTGTATTTTTTACTATGTCACTGAAGGGTGCTGGCCAACGTATGTAGTCGTTGACCGACCCAACACCATCCAGACTTACACTAAATCCCAAATGTGAAAAATGTTTAAACAGGTCCATCAAGGTGTCGCTGATTTTCACAGCATTGGTATTGATCATAAACTCAAAATCAGTTTTTTTATTTGCAATACATTTTCTTAAAAAGTTGTACAGTTCGGGCATGATAGTGGGTTCGCCGCCGGCCACATACAGTCGTTCAACAGCATTGATATCCACTATATCAAATCCTGGACGTTGTTGATAATTACCAGTGACTTTTTCAAATCCCATCATGCCAATGGCCTTGAATTCTCGTTCGATCAAATGACTGTCTCTAGGCACACAAGATCTACATTGTATATTACATTTGTTGCTAGGACGTACTTCATAATATACCGGAGACTGAATCTTGTCAAGATCATCGAGGTTTTTAATGTTTAATTTTGAAGTCCACTCCACGGTTTCGTGTATCCTTGTGCCACGTCCGCCATTCTTTTCTATGTTGTAACAATATCCACAGTGATCAGGCAACGGCACTCCATCTATCATTTTTTGACGTATGGCCTGATAATCAGAATTGGTTTTCCAATCTACCAGCTTATCGATGTCTGTGACAGATTTGGTTGATCTAACACAGAGATTTGTTTGGTTGTGCCCGGTGGATACCAGATGTATAAAAGGATATATGCAAAAACTTTTATTAGTTTCTAATAGATCCTGGAAAAAATTTTTAGATATTAAAGTTGTAGTATCTTGAAAAATTACAGAATAATTTGATTCTTTGAGTATATCAATCAAATGCATGGTTTTAGAAAACAGCACAGGATGAGACCATTGTTCTTTGGGTTGATTTAATAATAATACATGATCAAACTTTTTTGATAATTTAATTATTTCGCCTGGTATTAAATCAGCCACTGTGGTATGATAATAGCCAACAGCCACATCAACGTCAATGTTGTCAACAAGTCCATGATTTATAGTATCATTCTCTTGAGCCAGGCCGGTTACTTTGACGTCAGTATCGGCAGAATTGTTACCCAGGCACAGTATTTTTTTATTAAACATAGAATATGTACTTATTGAGATACGCAACGAGAAAAATAATTGCTCACTTTCGGACTACTTAACGGGCACGACTCCGAGTAGTCTGGGCCAGCAGCCGGCCACACCACCGTAATTAAACGGGTCCTAAGGGTGTTCTATGTTTTTGATTTTTCGTACATGACAGTATCGGTGTCTCCCAAGGCCCATTTGGCATCAGTCTCCACACTCCATCTACGGGTTGCCACCTTGAAGTCTGGCTGTTTGAGAGTTTTGGGATTGCTACTGGGTTCTAGTATGATCAATCTGTTGTTGGGTTGTGCGGCGAACTGTCCATTGTCACAGCGTATAAAGTTATAGCTCTTGTGATCTTCCACATCTTCGCTGAATCCAGTATCCAGGACGTTAAAATCAGGATGTGCCGAATCCACAGTGAACATGTATTCGCCTGACATCCAACCACCATCTTTTAATTTAAACCGGCACTTCATACTCTGTAGTTGTGCTTTTTTGATCACAGTGATATCGTAACTTAGACAGTCCCATAACTGTAGATAATCTAAGGGCAAGGGCTCACCCTCAATGGGACGCCAGCAAAATGCATGTAAGGGCAACTTGTCGTACAAGGCACCATATTCGTTAAGATAGGCTTCTATGCGGAATGCCTGACCTCGCAGACTTTTTATACTCACCCACCAGCAAGGCACCAGTTCTCCATGACCTTGTGTATGATCATACAAGAATTCTCGTCTTACAAAACATTTTACTGGGGGTAAGTTGGCCACAATGTGACTCATTTTTTGCGACCCGATTTCATGTTGGCACACCAATGGTACATCTTGGCACGTTCGCCTGAAGCATTCTTGGCCCGGCGTCGTAGATCAGTTACGCTTCCATTGCACGACGCACCTGCACGTTTTACACGTCCGGGACGGCTTTTGCCTTTGACCTTGCCGTCGGCAAAGTTTTCTTCCATGCCGCCACCATCTCCACCTTCACCGCTGGTATCGGTGGATCCACTCCACCAAGGATATCCAACATAGTAGCCGCCGCTAGACTTTCGTTTCTTTTTACGTGCTTCGGCCACATTGTATGTGGGATCAGTTTTTTGACGCTTCATACCTGGGGGTTGCTTGGGATCTACAGGATCAATGTCGGTTG